CAGAATCCCCAGGAGGCCCTCATGGCGATTGACCGTGCCGCCGACCTGCGTGCCGACTACGACGCTCTCGGCGAAAAGCTCACCACTGCGCAGGATGCTGCTGCCGCTGCGATCGTTCGGGAGCGTCGCCTGATCGGTGAACTGCTCGAAGCTCTGGAGTCGCCGGTGGAGGTGCCGTTTGTCGATCAACTGGCCTCTCGCCGTAAGTCCCGAACCAAGCCTGGTGGCGCTGCCAGTCGGCGCAACCAGTCTCGATGAGGCCGACGCCGCCGTAGAACTCTGGGAGCACTACAAGGGCCGCAAGCTCGATGACGGCCAGCGGCTCGATGTGGCCGTGATGCTGGCCACTCGCGACGATGGCCTGTGGGCTGCGTCGGTGACGGGCCACGAGAAGCCGAGGCAGTCGGGCAAGGGTGACGCGATCGAGGTCGTGGAGTTGTGGGGCACTACGCAGCGCTCCGAACGTATCCTGCACACGATCCACGACGCCGTCCTACTGGCAACCGAGACGCAGTCCCGCATGCTGTCGCTGCTCGACAGCCACGCCGATCTCCGACGACTCAAGTCGAAGGAGTGGAAGGGCACCGGTCAGCAGAAGATCGAGTTTCGTAACGGCGGTGTCATCTGGTACCGGACGCGCACTGGCGCCGGCGGCCGTGGTATCGACGAGGTCGACCGCCTGGTGGTGGACGAAGCGCAGCACGCCGAGTTCCAGCACCTGTCAGCCATCACGCCAACACAGGCCGTGTCGGCGAACCCCCAACTGAACGCCCTCGGCACTGGTGGTCTCGCCGGCAAGTCCGACTGGTGGTGGTCGCTTCGCAAGCAGGCGAAGGGCACCCCGGGTGCATTCGCCTGGCTGGGGTGGTCGGCGCAGCGGTGGGACGTCGACGACAGCGGCCGTGTGTCGATCGATGATGTCGACCCGTTCAATCGCGAACTCTGGTGGCAGACCATCCCCGGTCTCGTCGCCGGCCGCACAACGATCGAGTTCCTCGAGCGTGAGTTGCGTATCCTCGGCCCCGAAGGTTTCGCTCAGGAGTACTTGTGCGTGTGGGCGCCGCCGCCCGACGTTGGCGGCAACAGTCCGATCCCGCTCGACGTGTGGGAGACATTGACGGATGCCACGTCGGCAACGGCGTCGAATGCCGCCCGCGTGGCGTTCGACGTGAGCACCGATCGCCGGTTCTCGTGCTTCAGTGCTGCGGGTCGGCGTGCCGATGGCCTCGGCCATGTCGAGGTTCGTGACAACCGACCCGGCACTGATTGGGTGCTCGTGCGTGCCGGCGAGCTCGCCGAGGGTCATGGTTGCCCGATCACGGTGATGCGTGGTTCGCCTGGTGCGTCGTTCATCGACGAGTTCGAGCGTGCCGGCATCGAGGTCGACGTGATGTCGCCGAACGATTACGCCGAGGCGTGCGGCCGGTTCATCGACGCCACAAGGGGCGTGACGCCCGATATCCGCCACCGTGGGCAACCGCTGCTCCGTGTGGCTTTGAGTGCCGCACAGACGAAACCAAGCGGTGACGGTGGCCTTGTGTGGTCTCGCCGTTCGTCGACCACGGACATCACGCCATTGACGACCGCCACGATGGCGTGGGGTCGTGTCGGTGACGGCGTCGTCGAGTCCCGCCCAGTGTTTGCCGCTTGACCGCAGGAGGTCCAACATGCGACTGTCCCTCGCCGTCATCGAGATCGCCAGTGCGTCCGCCGTTGTTGCGGGTGTTTCGATGATCTCTGCACCGTTAGGCTTCATCACTGCCGGCGCGTTCGGCCTCGTTGCTGCCCGAAAGGCGGCGCGATGAGCGTGTTGTTTCGCACGGCGCCGACCGTTGAGCGTCGCGATTGGGGTGGCCCGTGGACCCATGACATCCCCTCGCCGGCTGATGCGGGCAGCGGTTCGACCCGTCTGTCGCAGTTCGACGCCCTCCAGGTGGCTGCTGTGGTTGCGTGTGTCGGTCTGCGGTCGGGAGCGTTCGCTCAGTTGCCACTGAAGGCGTACCGGGACGTCAATGGTGTGGCGACACCGCTGGACATTCAGCCGCTGTTGATGACGTCGCCGTCTGATTCGACGGTGCCGTCTGTGTGGAAGACGCAGATGTCGATCAGCCGCGATCTGTGGGGGTTCGCTCTCGGCTACATCACGGCGTTCGATCGGTCGATGTACCCGACGCAGGTGGAGTGGTTCGACCCGACGAAGATCACGTCGTCGTCGGATGGTGGCCGCATTGTGTGGAAGTTGTCCGGCCAGGAGCTCGACCCTTCGATGGTCGTGCATGTCCCGTCGCGTTGGGTGCTGCCGGGCAACCCGGTCGGCATGTCACCGCTCGAGTACTCTGGCCTCGTCGACTTGTCCAAGCGTGCCCAGAACTTCGGCCGCGATTGGTTCCGCAACGGTGCTGTGCCGTCGTCGATTCTGTACTCTGACGCAACACTGACCTCCGTCGAGGCTGACGGCATTCTCGCCAAGATGAAGGAGCGATGGGGGCGTCGCCAGCCCGCCGTGATTGGCGCCGGCATGAAGTACGAGGCGGTGTCGGTCAACGCCAACGAGTCGCAGTTCCTCGAGACGTGCCGCCAGGCCGCCAACGACGTGGCGATCAGTTTCAACATGCCTCCAGAGAAGATCGGCGCGGCCATTGCTGGCAACTCGATCACGTACGCGAACCGTGAGCAGAATCAGCAGCAGTACCTCACCGACTCGATCAACCCTGATTTGGTCGTTGTGCAGGAGTCGCTCGATCGGCATTCACCGCGTGGCACGTACTGCAAGTTCTCGACCGGTGCGTTCCTTCGTTCCGATCTCGCCGCCCGCTACGCCGCCCATGAGATCGGTATCCGTTCTCGGTTCCTGACCCCCAACGAGGCGCGTGCCTTGGAGGAGATGGGGCCACTTCCTGGCGGCGACACGTTCCCCGCTGTCGCTCCGGCGCCCGCCACGACCCGTTCTTTGGAGGCTTTCCCATGACCGCAACAATCGAACGGCGCGTATTCGACGCCGACATCGAGGTGCGTACCGCAGCCGACGGCACTGTTGGCCTTCGCGGGTATGCCGCCGTGTTCGACTCGCCCGCTCACGGCGAGGTCGTGACCCGGTCGGCGTTCAATCGCACGCTGGCCCAGCGCGACAACGTCCGTCTCCTCGTCAACCACGACGGCGTACCGATGGCGTCGACGAAGGCTGGCACCATGTCGCTGTCGGTCGATGAGCGTGGCCTCCTGGTGGACGTCCCGAGTCTCGACATGGATAACCCCACTGTCCGGGAGTTGACCTCAGCGATGCAGCGCGGCGACCTCGATCAGATGTCGTTCTCGTTCGCGTCGCTCGATGACCCCACCGTCGACGGTACCCGCGAGCTCCGAGAGGTGCGCCTGTACGACGTGAGCGTCGTCACGTACCCGTGGTACGAGGACACCGCTGCGAACCTCACCGGTGATCGCGACCTCGACCGGGCGCTCGTGTGTGTCCGGTCGTTGTCCGACGAGCAACGCGCCGCGTTGCTGACCGAGATCGACGGCGCTGGTGGCGAACCGCCTGCGACGCCAAAAACCATCGTGGCAGCCGACGAGCCGGACGAACCGGTACGCAGCTTCCCCGTGAGCGAAGCCCGGGCACTGCTCGGGCTCGACCCCGCCGCCTGAGCGCGGCACCCCTGACGAACCCGGAGCAGGCCCCGGAGCGCACGCGCGCCACCACGCCCAGCCACCACGTCGTCGCCTCCCAACAAACCCCCCAATCGTCAGGAGACGACAATGTCCAAGATTCTCGACCTCGCACGCGAAAAGCGTGCCGAGCAGATCAAGCCCGCGGAGGCGCTCATCGCCGCCGCCGAAGCGGAAGACCGAGACCTCACCGACGCCGAGATGGCCGAAGTGCGTACCGCGTCGGAGTCCATCAAGGATCTCGACGAGCGCATCGCGGATCTGACCGACCTCGCCGAGCGTTCGGCTGTTGCCGCAAAGGTGCTCCCCGTCGTGGGTGGCGCCGTGGTTCGCAGTGAGCCGAACACCTACGCACAGCGCGGCGAGTTCAGCCACGTCCGTGACACCATCCTCGCAACCCAGCGCAACGACCAGGACGCATGGACCCGACTGCATCGGCACGCCGCCGAGATCGCCGTCGAGTCCCGCGACATCACCCGCGTCGATGGTGCTGGTGGCGAGTTCGTCCCGCCGTTGTGGCTGGTCGACATGTTCGGCGACTTCCCCCGTGCCGGTCGCGTCGCCGCCAACCTGGTGTCGACCCTGCCGCTGCCCGGTGGCACCGACTCCATCAACCTGCCCCGCATCGCCACTGGCCCGCAGGTGGCTGCTCAGACCGCCGACAACGCTGCCGTGCAGGAGACCGACATGGTCACCGCCACGGTCACGGCTCCGGTGCGTACGATCGCCGGTCAGCAGGATGTCGCCATTCAGCTCGTCGAGCAGTCGCCGCTTGCCGGTGGCATCGACCAGTTGATCTACGGCCAGCTCCTCGCAGACTACGAGCGTGCCCTCGGGGTCCAGATCTGGAACGGCTCCGGCACTTCCGGTCAGTTGCTCGGCGTGCTCGGCACCTCGGGT